CCACCATCACCACCGCAGGCCGCAACGACCTGTCCTCTACTTATCAGCCTCTGACTTTCATCAATGTCGGTACTTCTGATGTTCCTGTGATTGCTACCACTGCAGGCAGTGCGGCTACGGGCGCAGCGAGAGTGACGATTATGTATGCTCAGAAGGCATCTAACGGTGCTGAAGACCCCGCAACTCCGTAAGGATCAGGCGCTATGGAGTGGCAGAACTTTATAGATGCGGCGATAGCGATAGTTAGCGCCTTCTTCGGCTGGCTGTTCAAGATTGTATGGGACGCTATCAAAGACCTTAAAGATGATATGAAAGACCTCAACACCACTCTACATAAAGAGTACGTGCGTAAGGATGACTATCACATCGAAATGGCTAAGATAGAAACCATGTTCCAGCGCATCATGGACAAGTTAGACGGTAAGGCAGACAAGCAATGACTATGCCCTCACGAGGGATTTCCTCAATACAACGTAAAGCGACAGGTGATGATATGAAATGCGGAATGAAAAAAGGCAAAGAAGTTCGTAAGGGCATGCTGAAGAACAAGAGCAAAGCCAAGTCCAAGATGGATTTGATGAACGTAGGTTCTGCAGAATCTGCCGGTCCATTCCCCGGCGCGGGATACTATAAGGGTGGCAAGGTTGATGGCTGCATCAAGAAAGGCCATACCAAAGGGAAGATGGTATAAGTCATGGCAGGCGGAGCACAAGGCGGCGGGGGCAGACCCGCAGTAGGTGGTAATCTTCAACAGTATCAAGGCATGCTGCAGAATTACCGACAAGGTATGGCTGGAGCCCCTTCTCAGATGCCGGGAGCTAACGTAGCCGCACCCGGTAAGGGCATGCCTCAGCAGTTTGGTATGGCTAGGCCAATGCCTGCTCCTAGCACTGGGCCTATATCGACGCTTCCAGCTTACGCCGGTCCTGCTCCTCAAACGGGCGGTGCAATGCCACAAGGTCCACAAGTGTCTCAGCCTTTTCCTATGCCTCCGCAAGGTCAGCCCTCCGCTCCGCAACAACCGCAAATGTCACCAGAAATGATGGCGCAAATACAAGCGGCTATGCAACAGCAGATGGCTTCTCAGCAGACTCAGGTGAACAGTGCACCACAGGGTCCGATCAGTGTAGGAAGTTCCCAACCGCTGGATCAGCCACGGACAGGGGGTGTAATGCCTCAAGGCCCGATACAAGCGCAGCCACAACCCATGCCGCGTCCAATGCCAAGACCCATGCCAATGCCACAGGTACAAGGCAATCCGAATGCTATGCCACTGCAAAGGCCACAGATGCAAGGTAGGCCGACCATGCAAATGCTTCGTGGTAGAAGGTAATGGCTAAGTCTGCGGCGTGGACTCGGAAGGAAGGGAAGGATGAAAAGGGTGGGCTTAATGCCAAGGGCAGAGCCTCCTATAACAAGGCAAATCCCGGTAAACCGGGTTTGAAACCCCCTGCACCCAAACCCAAAACCAAAGAAGATGCGGGCAGAAGGAAGTCATTTTGTGCGAGAATGACAGGTATGAAGAAGGCTAACACCTCCGCTAAAACCGCTAAAGACCCGAATAGCAGAATTAACAAAAGCCTGCGGGCTTGGAATTGTTGAGTAAAAAATCATGGCAAATACCAGTGTAGTTTCTTCCGTCAGTCGTCTGGGCAAATACGAGCCATTTCATATACAGGTCTCTCGTGGGCAGATCACGATGCACTCGCCTGTTATTGTCTTTGGGTACAACCCGGATGTAGACACCACTGAAGAGTCTGTATGGCCTAATGGGGGCACGGTTCCTCATCCAACAGCCGCCTCAGTGCTTAAAGTTAGCTCATCTAGTGCGGACGATGCGTCTGCGGGTACGGGGGCAAGAACGGTAATGCTCGTCGGGATCGACGGCGACTACAACGAGAAAAGCGAATCTGTAATCCTAAACGGGCAGACAGCGGTAAACACGACCAACAGCTATCTCTATGTGAACCAATTATATGTAATCTCTGTTGGGTCTGGCGGCGCAAATGCTGGGGATATCAACGTAGGTACAGGTACAGTCACTTCGGGTGTTCCAGCCGTGCTGTATGATATTATTGCAACAGGGTTCAACAACCGCACTACGGGTCATTATTGCGTTCCAGCAGGGTACACAGGATACATGCTACAGGGGCTTTTTTCTGCTGGGCAGGCATCTGGTAACTCCTCCGTTACTGGGTTTTTGAAGCAGCATGGGCCTGATAACATCCTTCGCGTGGGTGCCGTGACAGCCGTCAACAATGGTACGGCAGATTACCTGTTTGAGCTTCCTTACAGAATCCCTGAAAAGAATTGCGTCGGGGCCACAGCGATAGGTGCAGCGGCAAACAACTCGGTCAGTTCGTACTTCAATATCCTGTTGATTAAGAACAACGGTCAAACCTAATGGCTAAAGAAATTTGGGATAAGGAGCGCCCTAAAGGGCTAGGCAAACCAAAGAAGCTAAGTTCTGCCAAGAAAGCCTCAGCTAAAGCTGCAGCGAAGAAAGCAGGGCGACCTTACCCGAATCTCGTTGATAACTTAAGAGCGGCTAGGCAAAAATGACCACTTCAGGTACAGCGGTTTGGAATCCTGACGTAGCCGAGATTATCGAAGAGGCTTACGAGCGTGCGGGCGTAGAGATTCGCACGGGCTACCAGCTGAAAACAGCAAGGCGTAGCCTCAATATCATGATGGCTGAGTGGGCTAATCGGGGTATCAATCTCTGGACGGTAGAGCAAGGCGTTATTCCTTTGACTCAAGGCACAGTGCAGTACCCTCTCCCTGCCGATACGGTAGACCTTATTGAGCACGTCATACGGCAGAACCCCGGCAACACAGCTACGCAGGTCGATCTTCAGATCACACGTATAGCGCTCCCAACCTATGCAACCCTACCTAATAAGCTCACGACAGGCAGGCCCATTCAAATATATGTAGATCGACAAGCACCTGTTCCGAACATCAAGATTTGGCCTGCTGCAAACAACGACTCTTACACGCTAGTGTACTGGAGACTCCGTAGACTCGATGATGCGGGGAACTCCGGCACTTTGACGATGGATGTGCCCTTCAGGTTTGTTCCGGCCTTGATTGCAGGGTTAGCCTATCATGTTGCATTGAAGACTCCTGAAAGTATAGATCGTATTCCTATGCTCAAGCAGATGTATGATGAAGCGTGGCAAGCGGCTTCGGATGAAGACAGGGATAAGGCTCCTATACGGTTCGTCCCCTATTCTGGCTATATTGGTAGCAGGGGTTGGTAAGTGGCTAACCGTTTTGCAACGGGTAAAAAAGCCTTTGGTTTCTGCGATTTTTGCGGTTTTCGTTATCCGCTAGGCAAGCTTAAACCCGTCATTATCAAGGGCAAAGTCATCAATCTATTGGCGTGCCCTACGGACTGGAGCCCCGATCAACCGCAGCTTTGGGTCGGCACGTATCCTGTTGATGATCCTCAAGCACTGCGTAATCCAAGACCGGATACCAATTTGAATGCGTCCAGAGGTTTGTTTGGCTGGAATCCCGTAGGATCGCAGCAGGCAGATTTTACGTTGAACGATGTTTTTGTTACAATTAGCTAAACCACAGAGGTAAAAGCAATGGCTAAGTTTGAAGGTTCTGCTGAAGATATCCGCGAGGATAAAAAATTGGCAAAAAAGCACAAGATGGGTTACAAAGAGTGGGAAAAGTCCAGCATGGACAAGAAGCACGACAAGCAGAAATCTATGAAAGGACTGAAGCGTAGTGGCGTAACCACGGGTGAAATGAAAGCCAAGGGTCGTAATATGGCTCGTGTAGCCAATCAACGGAGTAAGTAATGAGCACTCGTAGAACAGGCGGCATTGCCGAACACAAAGAAGGATCAGCCGAATATGCTGGCATTAAAAAAATCAGCACCCCTGAAGGCAACGGCTATCCTAATACCCCGCCGAACACTCAAACCGTCAAGACCCGAGGCACGGGAGCGGCTACGAAAGGCACTAAGTCTTCTGCAAAATTTGGTTAACGGTAAGCGTTAAATGAGCCTCACATACCAACAACTCTACACAGCGATTCAGAATTATTCTGAAGTCGATGAACCCACATTCAATGCGAACATCCCTAACTTTGTTCGTAATACGGAGTTGTTGGTCAATAACACGGTACAGCTACCGGCCTTCAGAAGAAACGTCACAGGCGAGGCAACACAGCTATTCCAGTATTTGAATATGCCGACAGACTTTTTGTCTGTGTTTTCTATGGCTGTTGTGAATGCTAACGGTAACTACGAGTACCTTCTGCAGAAAGATGTGAATTTCATTCGTGAAGCCTACCCCTTCCCTACCGCTGTTGGAATGCCAAAATACTACGGACTTTTTAGCTCTACGGCATTTATCCTAGGCCCGACACCTGACACGAACTACGTTATGGAGCTTCATTATTACGCGGCTCCTCCTTCAATTGTCGATGCGGGCACCAGCTGGTTGGGGCAGAATTATCCTTCTGTGCTGCTCTGGGGCGCGCTGGTTGAAGCCTCCGTATTCCTTAAAGGTGAAGCGGATATGACGCAGAACTACCAGACCAAGTACGATGAAGCCATGATGTTGCTGAAACAACTTGGAGATGGCAAAAACAGGGAAGACAATTTCAGAACCGAACAAGTGAGACAACCTGTACAATGAACGAAGAAGCAAAAGAAGTGGACTACAACATTCCACAACCTGAATTTACGCTCAACAGTGTGACGGTCACTGCCGATTCTGTTGAGTATGATCTTGAAATTTCTGAAGAGGTATAGTAATGGCTATCACACAGGCTCTCGCTTCCACGTTCAAACAACAAGTCCTTGAAGGGTTACATGACTTCGCCGCTTCGGGTGGAGACACTTTCAAGATCGCGCTCTATACCTCCTCAGCCAATCTGGATTCAGCCACTACGGTCTATACGACTTCGGGAGAATCTTCTGGTACGGGGTACACTCCGGGTGGTGAGACGTTGGCTAATGTGGGTGTATCACTCTCTGGCACCACCGCTTATCTTGACTTTAATGATGTAACGTGGTCTGCAGCGACAATTTCAGCTGCCGGGGCTTTGATTTACAACTCTTCGCAGGGAAACAAGGCTGTAGCCATTCTGAGCTTTGGGGCAACCTATTCAAGCACGAATGGCAATTTCACGGTCACTTTCCCTGCCGCGACGAGCACCACTGCAATAATATTGTTAAACTAACCTAAGCGCACAAGGGGCGGCGGGAACCGCCCCGAAGTGCTACACCACCAATCTGAAGAGGAGATTGAAGATGTTTGAGCAGTATATTAGCTATGAAGAAGCGATGCAAATGTTTAGCTACGACCCCCTAACCGGGGAAGTGACGTGGAAGGTTCAAAGGCGATGGGTTAAACCGGGCAGGCGAGCTGGCACAACTGGAAAAACAGGGCATAGATACATAACAGTTTTTGGGAAACGTAGAACAGAACACAGGTTGGTATGGTTGCTAGCATACGGGTATATGCCCAAGTGCCAAATAGATCATATAAATAAAGACAGAGCGGATAATAGGTTAGCAAATCTTAGGTTAGCCCCAAATAATCATTCTGATAATGCTCAAAATCAATCCATAGCTAAGAATAATAAGTCAGGCGTTGTTGGAGTGATGTGGCACACCAAGATGCAACGATGGCAAGTCCAGATAGGCATAAACCATAAAAAAGTGTTTCTAGGGACATTTACAGATTTCAATGACGCAGTTGCCGCACGTAGGGCCGCCGAGTTAAAGTATTTCACATTTGCTAATCCATAGAGGATAGACACCATGCCACAGATGCAAAACCGTGTACAAGAGACAACCACCACGGGTGGCACGGGTACTCTCACTCTATCTGGAGCCGTTACTGGCTATATAACTTTTGCCTCTGGTTTCTCCACAGGTGCCTCGCTGTTTTATACTGTAGATAATGGCGTTGGCGAGTGGGAAATCGGCATAGGTACACTGGTTACTACAGGTACGCTATCTCGTACTACGGTCATTGCCTCATCTAATAGCGGTGCGCTAGTCAACTTTTCTTCCGGTACTAAACGAGTATTTTGCTCCGCGCCCACGCGCTCCCTCGTACCGGATCAGGATAGCAACAGCGGAAAAGTCCTCACCACAGACGGCACCAACCCCGCTTGGACCCAGACGCTTAACGGCATTACTATCGGTAATCTCACAGCAGCCGCAGGCGCATTCACCACTTTAAGTGCAAGTTCTACCGTGTCCGGTACAGGCTTTAGTACGTATCTCGCCTCACCTCCCGCTATCGGTGGCTCATCCCCTGCGGCGGGTAACTTCACCACGCTTTCATCTTCCAGCACGACGACTGTCGGCACTAACCTTGTTTTCTCAGGCACAGGCAATCGCATCACTGGCGATTTTAGTAATGCGACGGTTGCTAATCGAGTTGCGTTTCAGAGCAGTACGACAAATGGCAACACACAAATAACAGTTTTCCCCAATGGAACCGCTACTAACGCGGGTTTTGATTGCTATTCGAATTCTGACCCGACAAACACTTCGAGAGGTCTAATTCGTGTTGATACGGCAGGTGGGGATTTCAAAATAGATTCCACGCGAACCGGCACAGGCACCTTCCTCGCCATGACATTTTTTACCGGAGGCAGTGAGCGGGTCAGGATTAGTACGGCAGGCGTAGTCACCATCGGCAGCGCCATCAGCCTCGACCCCACGACAGCGAATGCGCTGGTGGTAAATAGCAGTGGGAACGTGGGGATTGGGGTAACGCCGAGTGCTTGGGGGGGTAATACAAGTCGTGCGCTTGAATTTGCTAACGGCGTGGCATTGTTAGGCAACTTGTCTGTGCCTGCGGCGTATTTAGTTACAAACGTATATAGTGCTAATGGAGGCTCTGTATGGACGTATAAAACAAGTGCCCCTGCAACGCTGTACCTCCAAAACGGTGGTGCTCACCTCTGGTACAACGCTCCCTCCGGTACAGCAGGAAATACAGCCACCTTCACCTCGGCCATGACCCTGACAGCGGCGGGGGATTTTATTTCAACGGTCAACGGGACTGCGCCATCATTAAGCACAAATGGCACGATGGTATTTGCATTAACCAGCAATACAAACTTACGAATATCAGTACGTGGAACGGATGGGACAACCCGAGTTGCAAACATAACACTCGCTTAATAGGAAACCACAATGGCCGATTACAAAGAAACTGACGTATCCGGGGTCGCATGGCAACGCGCTTACCAAATCCTGATCCTAAACCCACTGGACCAACCGGCGACGGTGCGGTATGACGAGGAGCAGGTGATTAACCTCAACAATGAGCAGATCAAGCAATTTGTCGGCAATCTGGGCTACACCGTAGACCCACTCGGCATCATCGAACTGCGCGACCCAGAAACCTTGGAACTGACGGGCGAAACTATCCCGGTAGCTCTGGTACACCAAGCCTTGTTCTCGGATTACATTAACAGAGCGATGGCTCGTGACGATGGGGCTAACCTAGTTCCTCCTGTTGAGCCTGTTGAGCCTGTTGAGCCGGAAGAATAAAACCTGCTACACTACCCTCTCCTTTAACAACAACTCATAGACAACTATGCAGCCTAAAATTGAAATTTCTGTAGAACTTCTGAACGCTATCCTGAACTATCTGGGTACCAAGCCTTTCGCTGAAGTAGCCGGGTTCATCAATGCAATCCAAGAGCAGGCCAAGGGCCAAGTGCCCCCAGCCGAGGAAGCTCCAGTAGAGGAGTAAGAGATGGTCACATCAAGACAATGCTTCGCAAAGTGGGGTGATCCTAACACGCGGGCGGATGAAGGCAAATATATGGTGCTGTGGGATGTGCCTTCGCATCTTGAGATAGGAGTGATCCCCAAGAAGTTGTACTGCAACAGTGCCATGATCGCCCCTTTGACCCAAGCATTTGAAAACATCATAGAGCGAAATCTTATCTCTCAGCTAAAAACGTGGGATGGATGCTTCAACATTCGTAAGAAACGCGGAGCGTCGAGCCAGTCTCTTCACGCTTGGGGTATTGCTATCGACATCAATGCCGCATGGAATGGATTTGGCAAGAAGCCTACTATGTCTCCAGAACTAGTGAAGTGCTTCACCGATGCTGGTTTTGATTGGGGTGGAGTATGGTCTAAACCGGATGGAATGCACTTCCAGCTAGCGAAGATATGAGATAGAAAAGAGGTAAATATATGAATGCAGTAGTAGATAAAATTGGAATTTCTTTAGGCGAGGCGAGCACTTGGCGAGCGATTGTCGTAATCATCACGTTAATTGGCGTACAGCTTGACCCTGAACAGACAGAGGCGATTGCCAAAGCAGGTGCCGCTTTGTTCGCAGCTTTGGGGTTGTTCTCTAAGCGCAAACCGTCCGCAGGCTAGCTAAGTAGGGTCTGGGGGTGCTGGGCTTCTCTGCGATTGCTGATTCTCCCATTGCGGACATCCGTGAAGATCAGTATTTAGTCCTCACCTCCCAGACCCTCTCCCTCACGCTCAATTCTGCTGCCGCTACCGCTGCGGCTAATGCAGCTGCTTCTTCTCAAAATCTTGTAACGACGCTTAACAGCCTGACCATTCAGGCAGCGGCTAACTATGCACTGCAGAGCCAGAATCTAGCACTTACTCTTAACTCTGTCTCTCTTTCTGTTGATGCAGTTCTCCCTGCGCTAGACTCGCAGAGTCTGGCTACTACGCTCTCCAGCGTAATTGTCGAAGTCCAACCACCGACCTTTGACTCCCAGAGCCTCACGCTCTCGCTTAATTCTGTTGCTATTGCTACAGAAGTTGATGCTCTCCTAGGCTCTCAGTCCCTTGCGCTCACGCTTAATTCGGTCACGGCTTCTGCTGCCGTAAACCTCACGGCTGACTCTCAGGCTCTCTCGCTCACGCTTAATTCGGTCACGGCTTCTGCTGCCGTAAATCTTACCGCTGCTTCTCAAAGCCTTACGCTCACACAAAACCACGTACTCAACAGTACAGACCAGACGGTAGGGGTCACAGGGTTTTCGATTGCTTCAACGCTCAACAGCTTCCGTAGTTTCTGGCTTGATGTATTCACCGTACAGATTCCAGAAATCCCCTACGACGATGCGTCCATCGCGTCAAACCCTATTTGCTACACCCCACCAGCACCAACGACAGAAACAAGTATTCAGGGAAATTGGAATGAGATCACCCTTGATGCTGTTGTCTATGGTCAGGACTGTTCGATTGGTTCGCAGCCTATTTGTGTTGGAGTCAATTACACTAACACTGAACTCCTTGTTGTAGCAGTCAACGGTGCAGGAGCCATCACTCAGATAGCTATCAAACACACGTCGCTGTACGATGAAGTGCCATCCAATCCGGTATCAGTGGTAGCTACAAATGGTGGGTCAGGCGCGACATTCAATATCGCATACACTTTGAACGTAGCGGTTGTTGTGGATATAGCCAATGCCGGTTCAGGCTATGTGGTGGGCGACACACTCTTTGTTTTAGGAGGAATAGGGTATAATCTGCCATCAACGGGTAAATATCCAGCCTCTCCGTGGAACTCAATTACGACGACACAGAACAGTAATTGGACCAACATTCCGACATAAAGGTAAAAAACAATGCCGAGTACATACAGTTCCAATCTTCGTCTTGAACTCATCGCCTCGGGTGAGCAGGCCAATACGTGGGGCAACACCACCAACACCAATCTAGGCACGTTGCTGGAAAGTTCAATCGCGGGGCGCGTTGAACTGAGTTCTGGATGGGCTTCTAACTCCCTTACGCTAAGTGCATTCAACGGCGCAAACGACCAGTCTAGGCAGATGTGTCTAGTGGTCCCGGCGATTACGATCAGTGCTAACTCCACCATTATCGTCCCTGCAAGTGCCGTCACTTCTACATCGGGCAAGCTGTATACGGTCATAAATAAGTCCCTCTCCTATTCTGTCACCATCAAATTGGCGTCTACTACGGGCGTAACGATACCGGCTAATACAGCGAAGACTGTTATCTATAATGGTACGGATTTCCAAGAAGCCTTTACTGCGCTTGATCTGCTTACGCTGACCGGCACTCCGACTACAGCAGTGCATGCTGTTAACAAAGGCTACGTAGACAACAAATTCTTCAGCCTTGCGGATAACAACACGGTCACGGGCAACACCTCATTCACAGGTACGGTAGCGCTCCCCACTGCAACTCCCACGGGCAACCAAGCGACTTCGTACAATTACGTCAACGCAAACTACCTGTGGAAAGCAGCTGGTGTAACAAGCCAGATCATGAATCCTTTCTTGCGGCTGAACTACACTCCAACCGATCCTGCTGATGCCGTACACAAAGCCTATGTAGACGCTAATTTTGTAGGCATATCCAACGTCCAGACTATCAGTGGAGCGAAGACTTTCTCCGGCAGCGTGTCTTTGAGCGGTGCGGCTACGCTGACTTTGGCCAATGCCCCTGTGTCTAATATGCAGGCCAGCACGAAGCAGTATGTGGACGACAGCGTTAACGCGGCGATTGGCAGTGCAAGCAACACTTTTGCTTTGAAATCCACTACTGTTTATGCAGGCACTGGTATTCAGATCAACGGAACTAGCTTCGGCACCCTAGGAAATGATCTAACTATCTCTGTTGTCGGCGGTGGTACGGTCACTTCTGTTACGGCTACGGCTCCTCTGGCAGTTACGGGGTCTACCGCTGTTAATCTTTCCATGCCTCCTGCTACAAGCTCCGCTAACGGTTATCTGCTCGCTACGGATTGGTATACCTTCGACAACAAGTGCAATGCCAACGGTTCAAATGCCTCTGGGGGAGCTTGGAACATCAGTATTCTAGGTAATGCCGCTACTGCGAGTTCTGTTGCTTGGACCAGTGTATCGGGTAGACCGACTGATTTAAGTTCTTTCACAAACGGCCCCGGCTATCTTTCTAGTGTCTCTTATGGGCAGGTTAGCGGTGCTCCTACTAAGCTAAGTCAGTTTTCTAATGATACCGGGTTTGTTAATGGTGGATATGTTGATGCACAAATAAATGCCCTTGCTGTGTCTATATCTGGCGATACAATGACGGGAAATTTGGCTATTTCCTCTAACTTCACAACAAATCAATATATCTCTGGTGTTTTTACTGATGGCTCAGGCAACTATTTTCCCGGTGTAGCGGCATACAGAAATGCTACGGGAAGCAACTATTCTCCTTTTGTTATTGTCCAAACAAACAATTCCGGTCCTGTTGTCAGATATAATCTAACTACAGCAGGTGCTCATCTCTTTGTAGGCAACTTATCTGTAACGGGCAATCTTTCAGCAACTGGAACAAAACCTTTCTGCATTGACCATCCTGTATTGGAAGATAAAAAGCTCTACCATGTAGCCGTGGAAGCTCCTAGAAACGATTTGTTGTATCGTGGAAAGGTAAAGTTAGCAGCGGGGCAAGCAACGGTTAACTTAGATAGCGAATCCCGTATGACTGCAGGGACATTTGTCGCTTTAACGCAAAATGTGGAAGTGGTTGGACTTAATAATGCTTCAGGGTTTGGGCGGATTAGAGCCAGCGCTGTTGTTAATGGGCAGTTCACTATTTACGCAGAAGAGGCAGACTCTACCGACGAAGTAAATTGGGTTGTGATGGCCGAGCGCAACGATAATAACATGCACGGCAATACCTTATGTGATGAATATGGTCGATTAGTCCCAGAGCAAGACAAAGAGGAGGAATAAAATGCCCCTCCAAAAAATACAACTACGCCCCGGAGTTAACAGAGAAAGCACATCTCTTGCTAATGAGGGTGGGTTTTACGCTTGCGATAAGATTAGGTTTCGCTCTGGCCAGCCTGAGAATATAGGGGGTTGGTCTTTTGCTGCGACGGATATTTATCTAGGGGCTTGTCGTGATCTGACGGAGTGGGAATCTCTAGCGAGTTCTGGCGTGTCTTTCACTCTGCTGGGTATGGGGACAAACCTCAAATACTACATTGACTCGAACCAAGAGTTCTACGATATCACTCCCATAGAGAAGTCCTTTGCAGCGGGTACAGTCTCTTTTGACACCATCTACTCAACGCTTAATGGGAACATTTCAGCCACTGCCACAGACATCATTCTCACTTCCGGTACGTCATTCAGTAGAGCCTTTCCCCTTGTTATTCGTATTGGGTCAGAGGATATCTATGTTCAGAGTGTCAGCACTAACACCTTAACCGGCTGTGTACGTGGGTACAATGGGACTACAGCAGCAGCACACAACACAGGTGCAGCGGTTACTTCACGTTGGATAATGCTTGCTTCTACCGCCAATAACTCTCAGATAGATAACTTCGTTACGATAGCGGCGGCGACAGCGTTCGGTCCCTACACGGTAGACAATCTCAACGGCAACTTTCAGATTAAGGCGGTTTCGTCTAACTACGTAGCGATTGATGTAGGGGTCTATTCGACCTCAGCTTTGACCGGACAAGGCGGTGCTAGCATTACGGCTGCTTTTGAGATTGACACAGGTGCGGCGTTTGCTACACAGGGTACAGGGTGGGGTTCGGGTATTTGGAACTCAATGACCTACGCCGCTGGGCTAGGCGCTCTGAATGAAGAGTTAGACGACTCCGAAACGACCATAACGCTTGTCGATGCCTCTACGTTTCCTTCCTCTGGGTACATCATCATTGAGTCGGAAATCATTCAGTATGCGGGCAAGAGCACTAACGATCTAACGGGATGCACACGCGGAGCGACTTCTAGTACGGCAACCTACCATGCTAATGGGACGATGGTTCGTCAGATCAACTACCAAAGCACAACACCCAGCGCGGGCAATCCGGTTCGAGGGTGGAGTACGTCTGCTGCCTTCGGGGTCAATATACCCATGCAGCTTTGGAGTTCTGATTCGTTTGGTCAGGATTTGGTGTACAACATTCGTAATGGTGGTGTGTATTACTGGACTGCAAGCACTGGGTTAACCTCCACAGGGGCCATAGACGAGCGTGGTGTTAACATCGCTAGCGTCGGTTTTGCTGCGGACACTTGGGCACCTGTGGTGGGAGCGCATGTCTTTGTTTCTGAAGAACGGCATATCGTGGTGCTAGGCACCAATGACCCAACAGCTACAGAACCCAGTGCACAAGACCCGTTATTGCTTCGCTGGTGCGAACAGGAAGACCCGTTGATTTGGGAACCGACTCCGATTAACACGGCAGGCTTTCAGCGTATGGCTTATGGGTCCAAGCTGATTACCGCAGAGAAAACAAGGCAGGAAATCCTTCTTTGGAGTGATAGCGCTCTCTACTCCATGCGCTACCTTGGCCCTCCCTACACCTTTGGGTTCAACACGATTTCTAACGAAATCAACCTAGCAGGGCCGAATGCTGTAGCCACGGCAAGTAACATCACCTATTGGATGGGCATTGATAAGTTCTATGTGTATTCTGGTCGGGTAGACACGCTCCCCTGTACGCTGCGCCAGTATGTGTTTGATGATATCAACGAAAATCAGCTAGATCAGGTCTATGCCGGGACTAACGAGAAGTTTAACGAAGTCTGGTGGTTCTACCCCTCGGCGGGGACTGCTGATTCTGATTTTCCGACAAATGACCGCTATGTAGTCTACAACTACTTGGAAAAAGTCTGGTACTACGGACAACTGCCGCGCACGGCTTGGTTTGACTCTCACATCCGTGCCTACCCTGTAGCGACTAACAACGGCATTTTGTATCTGCATGAGACTGGGGTAGACGACACTACGACGAATCCTCCAACCCCCATACCTTCTTACATTGAATCATCTGACTTTGACATTGGTGAGGGCGACCACTTCTCCTTCATCAAACGCATCATTCCCGATGTCGATTTCATTGGGTCACAGGTGAATAGCCCTTCCGTTACGATGACTGTCTCTGTAAGGAATTTTCCGGGTCAGGGATCATTTATTTCAGCGGATAGCGAAGTAGTGGCTAGTAACAAAGTGTCTCTGCAAGTGTATGATTACACTCATCAGGAATGGATACGCCTCAGAGGACGGCAGGTGGCGTTTAAGATCAGTAGTGATGCGCTAGGCATAAAGTGGCAGATGGGTGTACCTAGACTCGACCTCAGACTTGATGGCAGACGCTGACCTTGCGCATCTGGGCTAATATCTATAAAATGAAGCTCCTCACATCTAGGAGTTTTGAAATGCCTAAGAAATTTGATAGAGTCGGGATGGTGTATGGAAGACTTACAGTGCTTCGTTTTCATGGACATAATGCACATAAGCAGCGACGTTGGGAGTGCCTTTGCGAATGCGGTAATGCTGTTGTGCTAACAGGTGGGGCGCTAACTACAGGGAACACTGTCTCTTGCGGGTGCTATCTCAAAGAGCGTATAACTAAGCATGGCGGATATAAAAAGAGTTCTTACAACACATGGCGCGGCATGATGCGCAGATGCTATAACCAGAAAGATAAGGATTTTCCAAAATATGGCGCTGTTGTTGTGGATGTTCAACCATCATGGCATGACTATCTTAGTTTCGCAGAAGATATGGGTGAGCCAGAAGGTGATCAGACTTTGCATAGGATAGACCCGTATGGCAATTACACAAAAGAAAATTGTAAGTGGGCGTCTCCTACAATACAAGCTAGAGAAATACGTATATCTAAACGCAATAAAACAGGGTATATAGGGGTACGCCAAAATAAAGATGGCACGTTTATGGCTAAAGTCACTGTAAAAAACAAAGCGTACTATTCAAAATGTTATAAATCGATAGAACAAGCTATAATCGCGCGTAAAGAGCTAGAAGAAAAATATTGGTAATGAGTAAAACAGGCAACATCCCCCCTCCTCCGGTTCTGCCTCTAGCTCCGCTAGAGTATGACATTCAGTTCCAGAACAACTTAGTGCGTTTGGTCAACTACTTCATAGAACAGGTAGGCAATCCGGGCGACGTGCGGTGTACCTCGTTAGTCGTAGCCAATTTCAATTCAGACGGTAATGCGTTCTCTGCGGCTCCTCCTACACCCATAGCGGCTACTGCTCTGCAGATAGATTTGTTCTACACGATTGTCACAGTGGGCACTACAGACTTCACATTGGTCGGAGCCGCCGACAATAACCTAGGCACTACATTCAAAGCGAATGCCACAGGCACAGGCACAGGCACAGGACGAGTCATTACCGGCTCTCCACATGGCACCGTCTGGCGCGACACCGCTGATGACAACACACTGAAAATCGTACCGTAAAAGAGAATACTCATGCCAAGATTCAACTCAACTGCCAATGGTCTAGCCTCTCTGGGACGTAACGGAGACACGATGCTCATGCACGTGAATCCTCAAGAAGTGGCTGGACTCTCTGCTCTACTTGGTTCCGAACCTACGGTGAATCCTGACACGGGCCTGCCTGAAGCGTTTAATTGGAGCAGCATTATCTCTGGCCTGATGGGGAATACGATTGGCCTAGTTAATAGCGCTGCTGTCAAGGATGCTGCAGAAGAAGTGTTAGATGCAGGGGACTGGTGGGCAGAGCCTTTAGGTTTGGGTCTTTCGAGTCTGGTAGGCGCAGGTACAAACGCCGCCACTGCTGCTGCCACTGCCGGTTTGACAGGAGGTAATGTAGGGGACGCCGCTAAAGCAGCGGGATTGACTGGAGCCGCAACAGGCCTTTATGGTGGGTTGGAAGCTGAGAATATATTGGGGCAACAGCCGAGAACAGCAGAACAGACAATGGATGATTTGTTCTACGAGGGGCCAGAAAAGGCGCAGTCCGCAGGTTTTGGTGACAGATATCTCAGCAATCTTGGCCGCGCATGGGATACCAATGTCACAAACAAAGGCGGTTTCAAGAACTTCCTCTCTGAACACGGGCAACCCTTAATGCTGGCTGGTGGTATGCAGTCTGCGCTTGAGCAAAACTTCGGAGCAGATGAACTGGCAAAAAAACAAAAAGAAAGGCAGATGCGGTTATTTGCCGATGCAGGGCTTGATCCTTTCAATCTCATGCGGTCTTACTCTTTCACCACTCGTGGTACTGGGTATGCAGGAGGCGGGGCTGTAGGTTACGCGACAGAATTTGGGCTTCCTACACAGGTCACTATCCCTGAAAGATACATAGATGAATTGAAAAAAGCAGGAGGTATCGCCGCGCTAGGTATGACTAACCCAACAGGTCACGCGCAGGGTGGGTACATAAACATGACTCCTTTTAACCCACAAGAGCATTACCCACAGTCGATGATTGATAAGGCCAAGCCTTATGCCGCTGCCGCTCCACAACGTCATGAGGTCGTAAAAGGCTATGAAGATGGTGGGTTTGTAGAGGGTGACGGGGACGGAATGTCCGATGACGTGGAGGCGGTTCTTGAGGGGGAAGAAGAGATTCGTGTAGCCGATGGAGAGGTCATTATTCCCAAGGCTATCGTAGACATGTTTGGTGTTGAAGCTTTAGATAATATGCTCAAACGTGTTAGAATGGCAGCATACGGAACGGGTAAACAAGTTAAACAGGATGCTGGCAAAGAAGTCGTACTGGATATGCTGGACTAATGAACGCAGTAGAGAAAGTAAAACCCGAAATCGCTGATCTTCAACAGGCTATGGCAGACGCAATCGCGTCTGGAGATCAGGTAGAAATCAAGGGCGACACTGAGCATTTCATTGTTCCCGGTCTGCTCTATGGGCGCAGGACGAATGTCCCTGCCGGTGCCACAATTATATCAGCGGTTCATAAAGTTCCTCATATCACTATAGCTCTGAAAGGTATCGCCACGGTAGTTGGAGAAGATGGAGAAAAGCGGGATGTGTTCGCCCCCAACGTCTTCATCACCCCTGCCGGTGTACAAAGAGCCATCTATGCCCATACTGAAGTGGAATGGTTGACTGTCCATGCTTGCCAAGAGACTGATATAGAAGTGATCGAGCAGCTGCTCACGTGCCGATCAATGGATGAATACAACGCAGGACTGATAGAGGGTTAATATGGCATTTATTATTCTAGGTTCTGTTGGATCGGCATTAGCCTCCGGCCTTGCGGCTGTGGGTCTTGGTACAGTAGGTGCTGCGGGTGCAGCGGGTACAGGTATAGCTGGGGCAGTGGGTACAGCGGCGGGAGCCGCGTCTGGTATAGGCTCAGGCATTGCTGGGGGTATCGCCTCTGGACTGGGGGCTCTCGGAATGGGTACAGCCGCTGCGCCTTCCGCTTTGGCCTCTGCTATAGGTACTGGAGCAACCACCGCTGCGGGCGGTGCGGGTATGGGTGCGGCTTCTTCTGCTGCGATGGGGGGTGATCCCGGTCAAGGCGCTTTGATGGGCGGACTCACTGCAGGTGCTATGAGTGGTATTGGCGGATTGATGGGCGGTGCTAGTGGCAGTGCTGGTAGCGCTGTGGGAGATGGATTAACTACAGCTAGCGAAGCTATGCTGAACCCTACGGCAGCTGCAGCTGCTCCCGGTGCTACTACTGTTGGTGATGTAGCTACACAAACGGCTATGGGGCAAACGGGTGCAGCCATTCCAGAATTAGCAACGCAAGCGGCGGCTCCTACGTCTTCTCTCTTCGGCGGTTTTGGTGGCGATCTAACTGAGATGGCTGTTAAAGAAGGCATGGGTATGATGAAGCCCGAAGAAGGCCAAGTTAGAGTCCCGCGTAGTGGCGGTGGAGGCAGACCCAAATCTCGTTACGATGAAGAGCAAGAGCAGGGCATGGGAAATCCTTTTGCTAATCCTTTTGCTGGCTTTGCCGAAGGTGGACTGACTACGCTTAAAGGCGGTGGGATTTCTATGCGCGAGGGGCAGTATGTCGTCCCTGCCGACGTTGTGAGTGCTATCGGTAACGGATCATCCAAAGCAGGGGCAAAGTTTCTGGAGCAAGCCTTCAATCACTACATTCAAAATGGTCCCCCGGAAGGAGTAAAACCTCAGAAACGTGCCGGTAGCCTAGCTGAGCAACGTATGCAAGAAAGAGTGCAGAGGGAAGCCGCTTGAGTCTTGTTGTACAAATAGTACCTTTAGAGTATGTTCACTCTGTCTTTGAGCACGTGATGGAGTACATAGACAATGCCCTGCAGTATTCTCACGGTGACTACACTCTGGACGAAGCGCGAGTATACATAGCGAATGGTGACTGGCAGTTGATGATTGCAGTAGATGAAGACAACTCTGTGCATGGCTGTGCGGTTATCTCTTACTTCAATCGTCCTAGAGCGCGGGTTGCCTATGTGATCGCGGCAGGGGGCAAATTTATTACGGACAAGGATGTAATACAACAGTTTTTCGGTTTGCTGAAAATGCACGGAGCCACGTGTGCAGAAGCCGCCACTAGAAATGCTATGGCTAAGTTGTTAAAGCGCTGCGGGTTTGCTGAAAAGTACCGCATTGTCGAATGTGAACTTTAGAATTTAAGAGGCTAATTATGGGCGGTCAAGCAGCTATACCTACAGAAACTCAATCCATCCAAGCCTATAATCCGAATGCGCTGGATTGGGCTAACTTTGCGCTGAAGCAGCAGATGCAGGGATTGCAGATGCAGTATTACACTCCATTGCTCAAAGACACGATGGAGAAGCGCAAGCTGTATAAAGGTGTGGTAAACAACGACCCAGAAGCCCTGCGCCAGTTTTCTGGTATGCCCAAGGGTGCTACACCGCAGCAAGTCCTAGACCGTATCAACGCCTATCGCGGCAGAGGAACACCGAATCCTCTCATGCCCAATCCGCAGATGCCTTCGGCTATGGGTGCCCCTGATGCTTACACACAGGCGCGGCAGAATAAGTTGGCGCAAAGTCGTGACATGGCGGACCTCATGGGTGTCAGAAACCCCTATGCAGAAGACCCCGGTAAGATCGACACGGCTGTTCAAAAGATGGCTGAAATAGATAGGATGGTGCAGCAAAAGAGAAACCTGAGCCAAGACATGGCGAACCTTGTAGGCGTACAAAACCCCAACCTGCAGAAAAAAGCAGCGGGTGGCATCATGCAACTCAAGGGGTACAAAAATGGTAAACAGACGAAGAAGACTGCGGAACCCAAAGCAGAAAAAGCTAAACCCGGCCTGAATCAAGACCAAGCGGCGTTTGTTCAGCAGATGGGTAAGTTGATGGAATCAGGCAAGACGCCTACTCAGGCTCAACAGGATAGGCTCAATAAGATTGAAGGGCTTACGGGTCGGGATGTATCCCCCTATTCCACTGCAGGTACTATAGCTCCGACGAACAAAGGTGTCGCTAACGCGGCTACTCGGATGAGTACGGCGTTTAATAAAGGACAGGGAACTACAGAAGAAACCAAAGAACCCACACCCAACGTAGTCAGTGAGATGGGGCAGTTTCCTAGGACTCCGGGCGTTAAAATTGATCCTAATAACCCACTTGCCCCGCCAGAATATACCAATCCTTGGATCAACACTGCTCTTAATTACGCTAACCAAATGCAAGCTCCTTCCGAGTGGGGTCAAGCGAGTGGTATGTTTGGCACAGCGGCACAAGGGCTTCAAGGATTAGCAGGGTACACTCCTCAGCAGGTAGCCTACAGTAATGCGGCGGCACAACAAGGTGCGGCTGAAAGAGCCGCTGCTTCCCAAATGGGGTCTATTGCCGATGTCAGTGCTGATCGTGTAAATCTGGGTCAGTACAATATCAACGCGGCACAAATGCAGCGACCAGAGGATGTAGCCGCTAGAGAGATCGAAGCTAAGAATATCCTAGGCGCTCAGATGCAACGCCCAGAAGATGTACAGGCGCAAGCATTACAACGCTATCAGATGGACGCTACGGCTCCTATTTCTACTCAAGACCTTGAAGCCTTCCAGATGGCAGGGCCGGGGTCTTGGACGGATGAGGGGGTATCTTCCAAGTATATGAGCCCCTACATGCAAGGGGTTGTCGATATTTCCAAGCGCGAGGCAGAGCGCGACTATACCAAGCAGATGAATGCGCTGGCAGCTAAGGCTAAGTCAGCAGGTGCTTTTGGTGGTGCTCGTCAAGCCTTGGAGCGGTCTGAAGCGCAGCGTAACTTTAATCAGCAGTTGGGAGATATCCAGACTAAAGGAATGCAGCAGGCGTATGAGTCTGGTCGTTCTCAGTATGGGCAGGAGCTAAGCCTCTCCCAGCAGGCAGGTTTGCAGAATCTTCAATCTAAACTGAGCACTCAGTCTCAATCCTCACAACAGGCACTGCAGGCGATGCTCTCTAACCAGACTATCGACTATCAAACCAAACTGCAGAATCTGCAGGCTATGCTCGGCGTACAGAGTCAAGAAGCTCAGCAAATGCTGAATGCGTCTTTGGCAAACCAACAGGTTGGGTTGACTACAAACCAACAGAACCTACAGGCAGAAATGCAAAAACAGCTTGCCAATCAACAAGCGGGCATGACCTCACAACAGGCGAACCAACAAGCATCCCTGCAAGCGGCTCTGGCTAATCAACAGTCGGGTCTTACATCAAGCCAGATCAATGCTCAGCTTGCACAACAAGCAGCGTTGGCTAATCAAGGAGTAGGTGTACAGGGCGACCTAGCCAATCAACAAGCGGCACTTCAAGCAGCATTGGCAAACCAGCAAACTCAGTTTGGTGTAGGGTCTTTGAATGCCAATCTAGCTAACCAAGTCGGATTGCAGAATGCTAGCTTGGGGACTCAGGCTTCTCTACAAAATGCTCAGTTGGGTACAAACGTCAACCTTGCCAACTCCCAATACGGCCTGCAGTCGCAGATGGCTAACCAACAAGCGGGGCTTCAAGGAAATCAGCAGAACATCGGCGCTTACAATGCGATGGGCAACATGGCTCAGGGGCTTGGTGCTATAGGCAATCAGAACGCGGCATGGCAGCAGAACCAATTTGGTAACTTTGCTAATATCGCCAACTGGACACAACAGCTTAATCAGAGTGCTTATGATAGGGAGGCAGGCTTTAACCAAGGTGTTATTGGTGGCTCTCGTATGCCCGGCCAACCTCCTGCTACACCATCATGAAAACAGCCAACGTATATGAAATAGAGCGGGCGCTTCAGCAGCCTATTACACCCCAGCAGCGGCAGACAGCCGCTGCCAATAACCCCGTCGCTGCCTTGTTAGCACAAAGGTTAGATGGTGTAGAAGGAAGTCTACGTACCAAAATGCAAACCCCTCCACCTCCACAGGGTACTGTTATGAATCAATACTACCAATGGCCTCAACAGCAATCGGAAATGGGTCTGGCTCAGCCGGGTCTTGAACAGATGGCTCAGCAGTATGCTGCCGGTGGGCTCGTTGCTTTTGCCGATGGTGGCCCTGTTTATGATGTAGATGGTGGTGATGCTTACGCTGATGGTGGCCTAGCCTCCATGCTCCCGATGGGCTACGCGGGTGAAGATGATGTGCCTGTGTTTAACGGATATGCCTATGGTGGGAATGTTCTAAAAAGCGTTTTCCCCGCTACGTTTGATGAAGACGAGTACGATGCGGGCGAAGGTGATTTTGGTGATGTAGGCTCCGGTGCTTATGGGCTGTCTGAAGAAGATGTAGCGCGGGATATAAGGGACAACGACATTGCTAGCCGTGTAGCTGAAGAAGAGGCTATGAAGCGCTACAGCGCTGGACCGGGAGATATTATTGGCACGGGAGTTGAAGGAGCTAAGAAAGTAGGCTCCGCTCTTATGGATATGGCCTTCATCAAAGACCCTGCATGGGAAGCGCGGGAAAAAGCGAAAGAGGCCGATTACTATAAAACCACCGCTCCCCCTCCTAGCCGAAGCAAACCAGCAGAGCAAGGCATAGCCGCTGTGCCTACAGAAGAGCCGGGTCTTTTGGATCGTCTAAGAACCTTGCTTCCACAGAACACTGAATCTGGCGAAGATAGAAAGCAGAAAGAAGCCGTTGCGGAGAAAGGAGCCGCAAAAGCCGCAGAAGTTGCGGCGATGGAAAAGCCTACTACGGCGAGGAGAGCCTCTGTCTCTGTGCCTTCTGCTAACCCTGTTCGTTTGGCATCTACCTCTGGTATTCCGGGGCTTGAACCTATCCCTGCTGAAGAAGAAAGGAAAAAAGTGGCCGCACAAGCAGGAAGGGAGGTAGAAGCGGAATTCAGCCAACCTTCAACTCCTGCACAAGCCCCAGAACAACGTGCTATAGCACAACAAATAGTGGAAAGCAAACTCACTGCAGATCAGCAAATCGCTGCTCTTGCCAAATACTTCCAGACCGACACCTCTGAGGCGATGCGTATCAAGGGTGAGATGGAGAAAGAGAGTGCTCATGCAGGCAATGTCGGAATCATGGCGGTACTGGCAAACGCTCTGGGTATGGGGCTAGGCACTTACGGTACAGGTGCGGCTCGCTGGGGTGCTGGTCTGATGGCAGGTGCTCAGGGAATGATGAGTGAAGAGAAAGCGGCAGCTGCAAGGCAAGACGAGATAAATAAACTACGTAGAGAGATCGCAGAGTCTCCCAATAAACAGCATAACGAAGCGGCTAAGATGTACTTTGATATTCTTAGAGAACAAGGTAAGTTAAGGAGCGCCGAAGACATTGCTAGAGCGAAAGCTATACAGCAACAGAAAATGGCGGAGTACAACGCCGCTAATAAAGAGAGCCAATTCGTTAGAAGTGAATCAGGTAAAAACGCTCGTACAGCGCGGATGGTAGGTACTAGAGAGCAGGCGGAAATGAATGAAAAGATGAAAACCGCTCAGAACCTAGAGCGCTATTACAGAGACAGCACTGACTACCGAATTGCTTCGGAGGAAGAAAGGATACGCAGAATTGCTGAGATTTATGCTGGGCAGGGCTTAACTCCTCCGGGGGCGGTGAGCAGTCAAGGTGCAGGAATGCGCCCCATTATTACTCGTAGTGGTATACAATCTCCCTCTGCTCCGTAACTTTTCTCGTGACATCCTATGGCTACAAACACAGGCTTAGCAGCGCTTTTTGATCCTTCTTACCAGACGGGTGATCCAGAACTAGATGCGCTGTTTGGTCTGACAGGTCAGCCAGTAGAAGACCTTCCTCCGTTAAGGTATCCAGAACGAGGGGAGATAGCTGGGATAGAAGCGCCGGTAAGAGGTGAAGCCCCATTACCAATAAAAACAGGGAAAGGGGGTAAAGGCACAGAGAACCTCAAGTCGGCTTACCAATACTTTGTAAGTCAAGGCTTTGCTCCACATCAAGCAGCGGCTATCGTAGGTAATCTAGCCCAAGAATCAGCAGGTAGAACTACGGCTGTTGGAGGGAATGTACTTCCTAACGATCCTCATTCTGTTGGGTTAGGGCAATGGAATAGAGAGAGACTCTATGGCGGGAAGGGCTATGTCGGTTTAATACCCTTTGCCAAACAACGCGGGTCTTCGCCAGAAGATTTGCAAACGCAGTTAGATTACGTCATGCAGGAACTGCGTGGCCCAGAACGGGCGGCATATAATAGCTTAATGCAGGCGGGGTCTTTAGAGGAAGCCACTAGAGTCTTCGGTAAAGCCTATGAACGCCCCAGAGAAAAATATGCTGATTATGGCAATCGTATTGCTCAGGCTAGAAAATACTTAGGTGCCGAAACTCCTGACCTCGTAGTAAGCCAAACTCCACAAGGACTACAGAAAACGCAACAAGAGTCTCCATACTATCCCGTTCGTTTGAGCGATGGTCAGGTGTTCGATGTAGAAAAAGGCATGGGGCTGGATGAAGTCGCTACCATGCTCCAGCAAAACAACATCAATGCTAAGCCTCTACGTTCTTACGTGGCTCCTGATGGGCAGGAGTTCGATGTTGAATACGACATGACTGATGATGAAATTCAGAACATGTTGAAAGGGCAGAAGCCAGTTGCGCCAGAAGAATCTAATTATCTAGGCGCTTTGAAATATGGAGCGCAGCAGGCTGTTTCCGGTATTGCTCAAGGTGCTGGTACGGAAATAGGAGAATTAGGGAAAGCGGTAGAAGGTTTCAGTCCAACAATCGGGGGCTACCTCCAAGAAAAAGGCCCGCAACTCCATGCTTATGGTGAGCAGCTGGGCAAAGATATCGAAGGCACTTACGAGCGACCTAAAGGCTTGGGTTTTGTTGAGGAGAACGTAACCTACCCCTTAGCCGAAACCGTTGGGGGTGTGGCTCCTTATGCTGGAGCGTTTATGGTTCCGGGTGTCGGCCCTGCACTTGGTACAGCCGCTGTCCATGCTGGCAGTATGGGAGAGCTAGAGTCAAGAGCCGAAGCGCAAGGTAAAGAGTTTGTTCCTAGCGAAGCCCGCCCGTATGCGGTGCTTGACGACGTTGCCAATATGATCGGCTTGAATGCTACCAACAAGCTACTCAAGGCTTTCGGGCAAGATGCCATTCTAGGATCACGGGAAGCTATTAAAGCTGCGGTAGAGAAAGGTGGTATAGAAGAAGCTAGGAAAGTTGTTGGCTCTCGCATTGGTAATATAGCGAAGCAATTCTTGGGTGCTGAAGCAGGGACTATTGGTGGGGAAGTAGTTGAAGATGTCATTGGCCGCGCTTATACAGACCAACCGCTGATAGGCGAAGATGCCTTTAATGAATACTGGGAAACCACTAAACAGATGGCTCCCTTGGGCGGTGCTACCGGAATCGGTAGGGGTTTTACAGAGCACTACAACAAAGCTACTGAATTTGCCCGTCTTGAAGAGCAAGCCGCTGTAGAAGAAGCCCTGCAGGAACAGGACGCGCAGCGCCAGAAAATAGAAGAACTTGCCACGATTGGTGTTACTCCAGAGCAGCTTCAGAAGTATGGGGTGCGTAATGAACTTGAAGGACTGAGTGATGAAGAACTTCTAGAAAGCTTCAAGGCAGACCTTGCGGAGAAAGAGGTGGCAAAAGCCGCAAGACTTGCGGAGCTTCCAGAAGAACTGCGTGATATTCCCTACCGTGAAGCAAAGCGCTATCAGCAGATGCTGGAAGAGCAAGAAGCAGGAATAACAGATGAAGAAAATATTGAACCTGTTGAAGAACAGCCTGCACCTGTTGAGTCTGTTAGTGCTAATCCCCCTGTTGCCCCTGAGATGGGTGCCGTTGAAATACAAGCAGAACCAGAAGCCGACGAAATCCCAGAGCCGACGATAAGAGGTAGAGCGCCTGAAGTAGTACCCGAAGCAGCAGCTGAAGTAACGAACCCTGCAGATATCTTGGGGCTAAATAATCGTTCTGGTTTGCGTAAGCAACTGCAAGGGTTTGACATAAACAACGTCGAAGACCATCCCAAGATCGAAGGCATACTACAGAAGACATCGGCTACGTTCTCTGCTGAGAATCTAGCTAATCTCGAAAACAAAATGAAGGAGGTGCAGAGTGCCAACGGTATCCAAGTCCCAGCAGCGCCTGATGTTGGCGGCAAGCCACAACCCGAAATTCGCCAAGAAGGTAGGGGTGCCCCAGAAGGTGGCGAAGGAGTTCGTATCAGCCGACCAGAAGTTAGGCAAGTTGAAGAAATCAAAATCCCCGAAGGGATCAAAGTAGAAGACCTACCGAATAACCGCTTCCGTATCACAGGTGTAGATTTAGATACCGCACAACAAACACTTGTCTCTGCCAAGATACCGAAGGGGAGCCGAAACGAAGAGCTAGGCGGGCTTGAGTTCAACAACAAAGTACGCGACAAAGTGCTAAGCACACTGCAGCCGCAGGCCGAAATGCAAGCTGTTCCAAAAGTAAAAACGCCAGAAGTCCCTGCCGCTCCAAAGATTAAAGCACCGAAGGTTGAAACGCCAGAAATAAAAAACCTATATAACGAAGCTCTTCAGCATGTACAAAGCACAGGTGTTGCTAGCATTTCCGGCCTGCAGCGCAAGCTAAAAGTAAACCATAAAGAAGCTAACGAGCTGATGAACCGCCTGCAGCAAGATGGTTATGTTAGTGCTCCTGAAAGCAATGGTTCACGGTATGTGCTAGATAAAAAGGCAGAAACACCCACAGCACAAAAAATAGAGGGTAAAACCAAAGTAGTCGATGAACAGGGTAATCCGCGTGTCATGTATCACGGCACTGGGGACATCATTAAAGCGTTCGATAGAGAAGGCTTAGGCACTCACTTCACATCTGACCCAAAGGTAGCATCCGCCTTTGCCGAGTCTTTTGACGAAGGTGCTAATGTTTTGCCTGTTCGCCTTGATATAAAAAACCCCCTTCGCGTAAAGGACTTTGGGGGATCGCATTCAGAAGCTACATTCGTGGCTGAAGACTTTATAAAACAAGGTATTCTTCCTAAAAATTATGTGGATGACGCTTTCTACGCCAGAATTATGAAAGGTGTGGCAGGTGAAAAAGCTAATGAAATATACCAACAAAACAATGCTAAAGAGCTTTCTAAAATTCGTCAGGAGATAGAAAAGCAGGGGTATGATGGCCTTGTATACGACAACAAAGTAGAAGGCGGCGGGGATACATATATAGCTTTCCGTCCAGAACAGGTTGAATCCGCTATAGGAAAAAATAAAGAAACTGAGGTAGCGAAGCTACCGGAGCACATCGAAGCATGGGATAACCTACGCACCGCAGATCAACCTGCCTTTGAATCGCTCTCTAAAGATACTCAGAAGCTATGGAGAGATGAGTACAAAGCAAGCGAAGGGATTGTAGGCAAGGATGCGGTAGATGAATTAGCAAAAAGTGAAAAGTTATTCACCAAAGAAGCCAAAGCTTCAAACCCTGATGTTGGTATACGCCCTGTAAAAGTTGAAGACTACAGCGACATAAAAGACACCAGAGAACTTGTTAAGCGGTACAAGGAAAAAGGTACTGATCCTGAGTTATTGAAGCTCATGGACACAATCAATGTGTCTCCTCATTTGGGGGCTTTGCCTGTTGAGTGGGTGCAGAAAGGGGACAAACCTCACTCCGATGTAGTGGACGCATTTAATAAAGGTGCTACAGCAATGGTGGCATGGGGCGAAAAGACCGGCCCTAAAATGTATATCCGTGCTGACGCCCCGTTGCGTGAAGATATCCTTGTGCATGAAGCTGTGCATGGTGTGACTGAAGCAGCGCTCCAAAGGAATCCAGCATCTGCCAAAGAACTTTCTGATTTATCCAAGCAGATTGGGTATTCGCTTTCTGAAGAGTACAGGATGGCGCATGGCTCTAAAGGCAAAGAAGCGAGTGACTTTTGGAATGAGGTCATCAAAGATAATCCGGGCGAACTGCTGGCATACGGCTTGACTTCCCCTACGTTCAGAGAAGTGTTAAGTCAGTATGGGGCGGATGGCAAACCGTTCAAAGCATATCGTACTGAAGCTGAATTGAATGCTGTTCGTAAAGGACAAGAGAAACCGGCTAGGGCGTTCACCGCGCAGGCACCTAAAGAACTTACGTTGTGGGATAAGTTTGTTGATGCTGTGGCTAAATTGTTTGGCCTGCCTACTTCTCGTAAAGCTGAGTTCAAACGCCAGCTGGATGAGTACCTAAACAAGAAGTCTACGTATGAACAGAAGGTAAAGGATTACAACACTCTCCGTCCTTTGCAGGAACGGCTTGACACTGCATTTAAGGAAGCCCTTAAAGAGACTTCAAAGAAAGGTATCGACTTTGAAGGAACCGCAGTTAAACAAATAAAAGAAGAAGCTGAGCGTACCACCCCCCTCGTCAAAGAAACAGAAGTGGAAGGCCCAACCGAGGCAGAACTCAAAGAAGCGGAGAAACGCCTCAAAGCTTCCGGTCTGGTCGGTGCTGTAAAAGATAAGACGTTTGGTGATAAATTCAAAGGTGTCATCAACGATCTCTTCAAAGAAGGGCGCAACACTTCATTCGTCGCTGAGTACGTAGATATCCGTGAGCCTATCTCCAAGGCAGTGCAGGATTTGCCGGATAATGTAGGACAGAAGCTACGTAGTGATTACATATACAGCGCCTATGAGCAACGAGGAAATGTTATCCAAGAGTCTTACCGCAAAGGCTTTGTGGCTATGGGGCGCGATGGCACTATTGAAACTGTGGCTGACAAGCAGCTTGCTCTTGCTGAAATCTTTAAGCGGGTGGGAGCCAAGAACCATAATCTGTTTAATAATGTTCTTGTAGCGTTGCGTGTCCGTACTATACGTGCTCAGGATGCTGAAACCAGAGCGCAAGCCAATAAGATGCTCAACATGGCTGACGAAATGGAAGACTTTGCCAGTACCCTAAAGAATCCGGCTAAACGTAAGAAGTTTAATAGTGCCGCACGAAATCTTCGCACTGTAGCAGAAAAGAAGCTGGAGAGCATCAACTGGGATAAGGGGCGCACTGAGTTTACCGATGAAGTAGTAAAACGGGCGGAGACGGTGCTTGCTGGTCATCCTGAGTTAGTTAACGAAGCCGAGAACGTCTATGCACTGCTACGCAAGCAGGTAGACCTGTGGGAAAACGAGGGGATGATTGACAAGGCTACGGCAGATGACTGGCGTAAGTACCCCAACTATTTCCCTCTGTACAAGACGGAGAAGTATGACGAGCAGCTAGCCAACCCCTCTGCCCATCTCGATAGCTACGGTGCCATGATGGGTAAAAACCCTGATAAGCTGCCTAAGGTCCACAGGCAGGAGTGGCATGAGCACAAAGTCTTTGTCGAGGATAACCTTCTTCGCCATATCACCTTTTTTGCTTCTGCTGCCGCTGAGCATTCTGCGCGTAAGAACACTGCCTACAACCTTGAGATGGTAGGCAAAGCAGAGCGCGTGAAGAAAGACGCATGGGGCGATAAAGACCTCATTGTGAAGTTCAGAGAGAATGGCAAGGACGTGTTCTATCGCGTTGACGATGTTCCTTCCTATTATGCGATGCAGTCGGCCATGCCTCTCATGAGTCCTCTTCTGAAGCGTATGCGCCAAGCAGGTAACTTTGGACGGGGTGTGATGATTAAGAACCCGTTGTTCTGGTTCCGCCAGTCAATTCGAGAGCCCATACAGGCTAGCCTTGTAGGGCGTGCTGGGTTCATATCCCCGTTTGATACGTTGAATGCAGTAAGCCGCATTGCTTCCGGTAGTGCTGTAGGTTATGAACGCCTGCGGGCTAAGGGCGTTATCGGTCCTGTAGATGTAATCCCCGACCCGGCTGAGTTTATAAAAGCTGTGCAGGACGGTAAGGGGTTGGTAGCCAAGGGTATGGATGGTATCAATCATGTCCACGAAGCAATGGATGCGGCTACTCGCGTAGTAGTCTACGAAAAAGCAAAGAAAGATGCTTTGAGCAAAGGCTATGATGAAGATACTGCCGACGCTATCGGTGTTATGAAAGCCAGAGAAATCATCAACTTTGCCAAGCAAGGGCGCAGCAAAACCGTTAGGGCTATCCGTGCTACGACTCCGTTCTTTGGCGCGGCGTTGAACAGCTTGGACGTTATGGCTCGTGCCGCATTCCCTCGTAAGGTAGGACATCTTAGCAAAGCGGAAGCGATGGAAGCGAGAAGGAATTTCTACTCAACTGCGTTCATGCTGGCTACATTCACCACTGCTTATGCTGCCATGATGTCGGAAGATGAGGATTACCTGAAAGAGCCAGATCGTGTAGGCAATTGGCTAATCCCTATCGGCGGTGGCAAGTTCATCAAGATACCTATCCCGTTTGAAGCAGGGTGGTTTATAAAAGAGTTGCCTGAGCTAGCTATGCTGTTGAACTTGGGTGCTATCAACAAGAAAGAAGCGATCACAGAAGGAGCAAAGGGAGCCGCTGCCAATGTTCTGCCTCCTATGCCAACAGCTTACGTATTACAGCCTGTTATGGAAGTTGCAGTAGACCATGACTTCTTTACTGGATCATCTATTGAAGGCAAAGATTCCTATGTCATGGTGCGAGATAGGAACAGCAAAGCAAGTAAGTTGATGACTGAAGTGGTCAACAAGATGGAGGACATGGGTGTTAATGTTCTCGGTGTATCTGCCAATCAGCTTGAGCATTTAGCTAGAAAGTATCTTGGTCAACTGTGGGCAGTCACTCGCGTTGCTTCAGATGCGTACATCAATAGAGGCAAAGTCACTCCCGAAAAAGAAGCAGGAGAATATCCTCTGGTGAGCGGTGTACTGACGACAGGCACTAAGGACCGTGCAGTGAATCAGTTCTACACTGTAGCCAAAGAAGCCTCTCAGGTGAATCAATCTCTGGAAGAAGCAGGAAAGAAAGGAGATGCTGAGCGCTTCAATCAGATCGTCAAAAACCCAGAAAATGTCAAGGCATTGAAGGGCAGTGATGAAATGAAAAAGCTGAAAGAGGAAATCGGAGAAATAAGTACAGGTATCAAACGCATAGAGAACGACCAAACTCTATCCTCTTCTGAAATGACTTCTCGAATTAAGACGCTTAAAGCGCGGCAGACGCTATTAGCTAAGCGCGGTGTAGAAGTTGCTCGTAAATTGGGAATGGAAATTTAGGCAAAAAGAAGCCCCCGGAGGAGCGTCGGGGGCTAGAGGGGGAGTGTCCCAAGGAGCAACAAAAATGAACAACAAAAACTAGGGAGCATTCTACATAAAATCTTACCCCTGTCAATAACCTTCAACCGCCATTCAGCTTGCTCACATCAAACACGTAGACAAGGACAGGTGCCGTAGAATAGTTGGCAGTGCCTTCACCCAGATTCATCATTCTCTCTTCCAGCAGTGTCTGCGATGTTCTTAACCCATGCAGAATCTGAGCATTGGGCATCCGCTTTGCAGCCATCCAGCTAGCGAAGTCGGAACAAGAGACATACAGGCGGGCGTCCTTGACTTCATGCCGACCTTTCAAAGCGCCAATCACAGGCTTGCTGACTGACTGGTTAAGCAGCACGTTGTCTACTACGGTCTGTCCGGTCTGTACGACAAGAATCTGCGCTATCACTTCGTTCCAATACTTGCTGACCACAGAGGCATGAGACTCACCCTCGACTACAAACGAGGCTTTCTTGACGTTCTCTCTTGTCTCACCAAACAGTTCAATCGCCCACTTCCATACAGGCTCAATCGGGATATCAATAATACCTAGTCTATTGGCAATCTCCCCACCCGCAAATGCCGCTGCCATACACCCAGAGTAAAAGCGCTCCTTACCTTCAGAGTTAACGACCTCATCGAATTTTCTCCTTGTCTCCAGCAGCTTGCCTTTTACATTCTCTACGTTAGGCACCACGTACTGCATGTAGGGTTCGCAAGCGACTCCGTAGTTATAGGGGAGAATCTGCCCAAATAGCTCATCTGCCTGTGCCTTGGTAAGCTTGTCGTCCTTGTTGACCGGGACTTCCAGTATGCGGAGCATTTCGCCTTCGACCGCTGCCTTGTGCTGTTGCAGTACCGAGTGAAGACTGTTGTTGCCAGAGGTTTGAAAGATCGTCTCCCATGTAGAGTCATTCGCCCGCTCCATGTTGTCATGAGTCTTCAGTCGGTTCTTGCCCCTGCCCGATGACAAGTCAAAAGAAAGACGACTCACGGCCTCTGGTAGCATATTCGTTACTTCGTCATAGCACACCGGCAAGTTCTTCAATATCCCAGCACGGTGCAGCTTGGCATTCACGGTGTCGTTATCCGTCAGCATACCTTTGACGGGGTTTCCCCAAATGCTTGTCGATGCTTTCTGCAACGTAGACTTGCCCACACCCGATGCGACATTAGTGAGATGCACAATCATGCTGCCTTCACCGACGAACTTATACAGCGGAGCGCCGAACCCACAGAACAAAGCAAAGGCTCTCGCCTCATTGCCGGGATAGGCATAGGTATTCACTACTTTCTGCCATTCCTCAAGCGTACCAATCTTAGAGTAAGTAGCGGCTACCGACTGGGCTTCCCTAGTGATCGGACTGTGTGAGATGTTGCCAGCGTCGTCAATCTCCCTACTGCCAATTACGAAGCGCGTATCGTTGTCATGCCAGCCAAATTGTTTTCTGGCATTGGTGGCTTTGCCATCATCCTGTAGTTTCTTGATCCATGCGCCGATGTACTTGCGTAGCAGTTCCAGTCTTTTATTGTTGGTGACAACGTGAACACCTCGCTTAGCAAGGATATCTCTTAAAGTCTCAGGTTTGAACAGGTGCGTTAAGGGTGCAGTCTCTTCGCAGAGTCCATCGTTGGGTAGCCGGATACAGATAGTTGCGTATTCTTGTTCGCCATCCTTGGCTCTATCTTTTACCCACAAGTCCCTCTCATACACCATAAACTCGTCAGGGTCTTCGTCGTCATTGCTTTCTTCCTGATCTGCACTGCCTCTATAAGCGACACCGCCACCTTTAGGTCGAATCCACGGAAAAGGGTAGTCAGTGGGAATCTCTATCGTAACCTTCTCATTGAGTCCTTCATGATTAACCTCGACAATGTGCTCTTCAGGTGTAGCCTCTTCAATTATCACACCCAGTGTTATAGGCGATGTGATCTTGCCTTTATGAATGCAAGTGCTGCACAACTGAGGCTGGTCAAGTTCTTTCCATTTCTCGCAGGTGCGTGGCCCCTCGGCTCTACTCGCTTTGGTAAACCATTCGTCAGGCTCAGTGCCGGGATAGTCCCGTGACACCATCTCAATACCCTCGACTCTATCTATGCAGAACTGAGCAATCGACAGAGCAGCGTGCCACATCGGTTCTTCAAGCGTAGCGCGATTAGCTACACAATAGGCAATCTGCGGACATCCGGCACTTCGCTCAACTTTCCTCTTAACAAGGCGGTCTACGAGAATGCCGCCCGCTTGCTCTACTTGCTCTACAACTTCTTCGATGCGCTCTACAGTATCAATACTTTTTTTGTAAATTCGGCTGAACTTGAATGTGCGGCTTGTCTGCATCAACTTTTCCATGACAGGATCGGTCGAATGCACAGGTGCGTAATCTTCGCGTGAAACATAGCCTATACAGGCTGAAAAATGCGCTAATGAAATATCTTCCCCAAGACTGCGTAATACTACTTTTTTATGATTGTTATCGCGTTTTTTATTGGTCGTGCCGGGTACTCTGAGAATACGAGGACCATCTGCTGTCACTACTGGGTCTGCTTTCAGACCCAATTCATTTGTTTTGCGCTTTAACGCATTAGCTATCGGCTTCCACGTGTTGTAGTCAATGGCTGTATCCAAGCTCCAATAAGCATGAACACCGAAGCCGGAATCGACCAGTGTGGGGAGAGGCATCCTAAGATCGTTACAAAAGGCGACCAGTGCTGTAACAGCCTCTTTTTTTGTTTGGTATCCGCCTTCTTTGCCACAATCGATATCCACACGGAAGCTCTTTAGCGCCTGAATATTGTATTGGTCTTGTGGCACACCACTGCGTTGGAACGTAGCAGAGGCGAAATAGACTTCTCTTCCTGCTTTGTCTAATGCTTCGATAGCATCGTATATCTCTGGATCACCCTGCTCAAAATAGAAAAGTTTTGGGGGCGCTGAGCGGTCATACATCAAGCCTCTGATGCCGAGCAAGCCATCTTCTGGCAGTATCTTATTAAATAATGTTTCTGATTCCATGATGCCTGCCTACTAACGAAAGGGGCGGTGGAGTGCACCGCCCGTAAAAGGATGTTCTCTTATCCTAAATCAATCGTCAGTAGCCCAGTCGTCCAGAATAGCTTCAACAGATTCCGTCTTGACCGGAGCCGCGTTGGTCTTTGACTTACGCACGGTAGGCTCCTCTTCTTCCACTACGGCAGGCTTAGCTTCTTCACGAAACGGAGACGCCTTGGGTGCGGTAGCTTCTGCGGTCTTAGCCAAATCCATCTGAGCAGGATTGAAAGCAATAGCAGACAGTGCCTCTGGACTCTGGCCCTTTTCGATGATAGCTGCCATTTCGCTTTCATTCAAAGAACGAGCAGCGCGGAAGAACAGCTTGGGAGACTCTGCTGATTCATCGAACCGCATTTCTGTTACTACACGAGTGATCGAATAGTTGAACCCTGCCAAGTGCTTAACGTAAGCATCCAGTGCCATATCATCATCACCCTTGGCTTTACCGAAGATGGACGTAGCCGGAAGCGTTAGCTGGTAGACATCGCTGTTCTCGACATTGTTAGCTAGAACCACCGCCAACCTACGGCTGAAGCGACATGCACGGCCCTTACCATTGGTGCCAGACCCTGCGATATTCTTGGGGCAAGTCTCACACGATGAGCCTTGCGGTGCTGGAGCCTTGGGGTCAGGACGCTTACCATCATTCGACCAGCAGTCAGGCAGACCTACCGCAGTGGGGTCAAAGGTCTTGGCATAGAAGGTACGGCTCACATCAGGAGCCGCGTTAACGACTACGACATCCATCTTGGGTTCAGGACTACGCGCAGTCTCTTGACCATTGACGATCATGCGGAATTTGCTACCCCGCAGAGAGATACGCTTGTAGTTGCCCCCATTACCCAGCAGCTTCTTGGTTACATCATCCAGACCCTGAGCGCTTGATACGATGGAGGTCTGGTCACGAAACAGCGTTACATTCGACATAGTATTCACCTATTAGATTTTTTTGGAAGGACGACGCACAGTAACGGAGTACGCCCTGTCAGTATTCATACCCATTGGGAACACGTCGGGGTTATCTTCTAGGAAGTCCCTCATTGCTCCGTTACTGATTCTCTTCTCAAGCAGGTATGGTGCCTGATGCGTGTTGATGAACTGATAGAGGGAATCCCAGTCTGTTGTGTAGTATTTTGTCGCCACACTGCGAATGATCGTCCCCGAAGTTGTCTTTATGCTAGTAGCGTTTTGCTCTTGGCAGATTCTGTTCATCTCTGCTTGTAGCATTTCCATCTGCACTTTCAATTCAGCTTCTTTTTCCTCGTTCTCTTTTTTCAGAGCGTAGTAAGCATCTCGCAGATTTAAGAAGGCAGCGGCTAATTTGTCCGCTGTCGGTTTTTCAGTATCCATAATAACCTCGCGTAGTAATGCGTGAATCGCGTTATCAACATCTCCCACATAGCGTGTGGGGGCAGACATAGTATAGCAAAATCAAAGGGTTACGTCAAATATCACCTCCCAAAAAGTTCTTGTACATGGACAACAGAGTGCTCTGCGCTAGTGTACGATCTTCCAACGCCTTGTACAACTGCTTCTCCACCCCACTACTGCACAGATGAACAACCAAACAAGGATTCCTCTGCCCCTGTCTGTGGACTCTGGCATTCGCCTGCAAGTACGTCTCTGCGCTTGTCGTCGGGGAGAACCATATTACAGTATTTGCCGCTGTCAATGTAACCCCGTGGGCAGCTGCTTGAGGTTGTATCACCAACACTTCCGGCTCCTTGCTCTCTTGGAAATTTCTAAAGATTTCTGTACGTTTTTTCGCGCTCACTCCTCCATGAATGGCAGAGCTAGAAATCCCATGCTTCTGCAAGAACTCCTGAACAGTGTCGATAGAATGCCGGAATGCGCAGAATATCAGCGTCTTATGCGAGGCTCCCTGCACGATGTTCAGCATCTCGTTCAGCTTGTTGGAAGCATCGAACTGCACCACCTCACCCGTATCAGAATACACCGCTCCCGATGAAATCTGCAAGAGTTTGCCCAACTGCACTGCTGCATTGACCGCAGACACCTCTTCACCCGCTGCTTGGATCAACATCTCCTTACGCAACTTGCTGTAATACTTCTCCTGCTGCGCTGTCATCGGCACTTCGTATGTTGTGTACAACTGCTCCGGTAGGTCTAGGCACTCCTCTGTGGTGTAGCGAATCGCTGGTTGGAGAACGCTGTGTACGATCTCTTGTGCCTCTGGTCTGGGTATCCATTTGAACTGCGTAATTTTTATCATCACTTTGTCTTTGAACGCTCCAGCATACGAAGGTACAGCGCTAGGGTTCACGATCTTAGCTTGCCCGTATGCGTCCTCTGGCGACTGCGCTGCTGGAGTACCTGTCATGAGCCACACCCATGTGTCAGGACCGATCAAAGAGTTGAATGCTTTCCAGCGTCTCGTCTTGGCATTCTTCAGATAGCTAGACTCATCAGCGATAATCAAGTCAAACCCTGCCGCTGCCAACTCATCCCGTACAACCTCTACACCATCGTAGTTGATGATGACAAAATCATAGTTGCCTTTAATGACGTTCACTCTCTGCTCTCTCGACCCATGCGCGATACCGACCCTGCGGTGCATCACAGTCTTGAACAAATCCGAGCGCCATGCACAGTCCATGATAGAGAGAGGACAGACCACCAGCACTCTACGAATAGCCCCGACAGAAAGCAAGTAATCAGCAGCCCACGCTGCCGCATTCGTCTTCCCACTGCCCATCGCGTTTAAGCAGAAGGCTCTCTTATGGATCGTCAGAAACGCCGCCGTATCCTTCTGGTGTGCGAACGGCTTGTACATTCCCGGCCATGCGTAGTGCCCCAGTATAGGAGACAGCACCTTCTTGAAGCCAAGGTTTTTGAGGATCATAGCGTGACCTAAATCCCAATGCACCAGCACCTCTGCCACACCCTCTTCGTCTTTGATGACCTTAGACTTCTGTATTACTTGCGTAATTTTATCTGGATCACGTGTGCGAACCAGTAACGCATTGTTATGAACGATTTCCATATTCCTAAACCCACCGCTTGGGGAGCGGCAACCCGTTAAAAAGGAGAACGACTAGAGAATATCGTAAACGTCTTCGTCGTCTATGGTTGGTTTCAGTACCTCAAGCACATCCATTTTTCTCAACTCTGGGTCATACACCCAGTTACGGACTGTCTTGTAGCAGTGCTTTCGCTCTCTTCTGGCTATGGTAAAGGCAAAGTTGATGAACTCTTCCAAGTAGCGATCAACCACATCGCCCGGTAATCCTGAGTTGGCAGCTAGCTGCCGTACAGCTGTCGGTGTAACTCTCATTTTTTCTTCTTAGGACTATCGTATGTCGAGGCGGGTTTGTGATTGCTGGAACGCTTGAAGCTACGGTTGTCTGATGGAGAAGTTAGAAAGTACCCGTCGCCATTACTACCACCACGAGAGAGATTCTTCTTGTGAGCGATGTCTTTGCCCTTTCTATCTACACCTTCCTTATCCAGCTTTCTACGTAGCGTCTGACGAGCGAGTTTGGCCTTCAGCACTCCGCCGTCTTTCTCTTGACGTTCTTTCTCTCGCTGCCAATCTCTGGAATAATTTCTCGGCATTACAAACTCCCATTATGTTCGCATTGGGTACGGCACCATCGGGCGCAAAGTCCATTAGGCTTAGGATTCCATATGCCCGTATTATAAGACATTTCTCTCTGCGTCAACAGTTCATGCAGTGCAGCAAAGACATCCAAACCCCGTTCAACCGTCACTTCTTCTCTTACCGTTTCCTTGGACACCACAAACAGAAGCATCAGCTTTATCTTTTCAAGCTCTGGAAACTTCAGGAACAGTGCCGCTGCCATCAAATACAACTGCCGCATATCGGCGTATCGCGCATTCTTGCTAGTCTTGTAATCGACTACATATCCTTTGGTCCCGTTAAGAATAGCCAAATCACAAATACCCCGGAACCATATATCACTGTCGTCGTAATCACATGCCACCAATCGTCCATCTTCTTTTTTCACTCCAACTTTAATTTCACAATGCTTTTCGCCGGGGATAGCCTTTAGCCTTTCTAGGTAAGGGCATAAGTAATCATGTCTTTCTGGTATTGGTGTACCATCTCTAAGAAACTCTTCGCAGACTGTATGAATCTCCTTGCCGTAGAGTGTAGCAGTGGTGTCCTTGAACGGTACTTCCTTGGTGACTTTCTCACTCTGATACTTCCTTGGACAAGTGTCGTACAACTTGATCCCACTGTAACTCCACGGTCCCGGCTTTCTACTCATACGGTCTTGGTCCCTTTAGTTTCATCATGTCATATCCATACGCTTCACAGTGCCAGCGTTCATGAAAGCCGAAGCTCTTGCCTATCCAGTGTCGATACTTCTCTGGCGGCGTCTGCTCAATCGAAAACTGTGCGGCTATAGCATTCCCGGCAAAGCGAATATCTGCTTCCTTCTCCAATGCTCTTCTGAACATACGGCAGATCAGTGAGTCCTCTGGTGCAGTGTCCATGAAATACTCAGGTACTTTGATCTTAGCCAGCGTTTCATGCAGTTTCCTAGACCTTAACGAGAACCCACCATTACCCACCATGCCATCACCCCAGATAGCGCCGATGTAGTCATACTCTAAGAACGCATCGGTCCATGCTTCAGCATTCACAGCAAACCCATCGTACTGAATATAGAGGGCATGGTCGGTATCAACAAACTGCGGAATCAGATTAAAGCACAGTTCGTTCGTAGCGCGTATGAAGTTTTTATGTGAGTCATTCTGTATCGGGGGAATAGGAACCCAGACTACCTGAGTTCCCAAATCCTCATCAATCGCCCTGTCAGAGAACCAATAGACCTTACTGACCTTCTCGCCCATCACCCATAGCGTTTGCTTTATAGCCTCAATGCTCTTGTCATGGTAGAGCGTGTCGTAACAGACGATGCTAATGGTCATTTTAGTAATCGCACTCATCGCACTCATCGAGGACTGCATTCGCTTCTTTCGCCGCTCTTCCAAACATACACAAGGCGTTACCATATAGAAGGGCTTGATTTTCGCCAAACCAAATAGTTGTACGCTCATCCACCTTCAAAACTACATACAAATCGCCATCTGCATCTCTATCCATACCAATACTAATTTGCTTCATATATGTTCTCCAATTTTTTCATCTTAAATGACATATCACTTCCATAACCTCCTTCGGCATCTAACGGCATATTCGGCAACCATGTGGGTGCTTTGCGTAGCTCGGTGATGATATCCACCCGTGCCTGTTCTGCCTCTTCTGCACGGACAATGAAGTATAGCGCATCGTGAATCGTCAGTCCAACGGGGTACACCTTATTGACCCGAACCATCGCCTCGCCCATCACACACCGCGCCAATGCCTGAATGATGTTCTGAAAACACTTCGCCGGGTGGATGTGAACCTGCCCCTTCCTTGTGCTATACACGTATTGTTTCCGGCCTTGCTCATCCTCTGTGATCTTCAAGCCGGGGTAGGTCATAAACAGACCAGAAGGTAGCTTTATTCCTTTTTCGCCATGCACCTCCAGCACTAACTCACCTAGCCCTATCTTTTCTTTCTCATTATTTATAATGGCATCCAATGCTTTCCCTGCATCGTACCAAGCGGCTCTGACACTGGAATAATCCCTCCTATAGATATTCACTACATTCTGTGCAAACTCTTCACCAATGTCTTTCCCTGACAGCATCTTACATTGAGCGCGTAGCTTCTTGGCTCCAGTGCCGTAAATCAAACTCAGCGAAGCGGTCTTGCCTACAAATCTAGCGTCGTCGTCAACCTCCTCATACTGCACATTAAAGGCACCAGCAGCGAAGTCCTTGTACAGGTCAAGTCCATCACCCAACATCTTCAGCTTATCATTCTGACCAGCAAAGGCTAACCCGACTCTCAATTCCACGTTGCTCAAGTCAGCACCTACAATGCTGTACCCCATAGGTGCCATGATTGCCTTCTTTAACTTAGAACCTCTTGGTATGTTCTGTAGGTTGATTGAGTCGATGGCACTCCATCGCCCAGTAATAGCCCCGTAGTATTTTAACGGTACGGGCAGTGCCCCTCCTGCCTCGTGGATGCTAATGAACCGCTCCGTCCTACTCTCCTCAATCGTGCTCTTCACCCCTAACCTAGCTGCCACGATAGCTTGCACTCGCTCGTCTTCATGCTCTAACAATGCCTTGAATGCTTCATCACTCTTAGCAAAGGCATAGGCTTCCTTGTTGGTTCTGGCGCTGATCTTTACGGGTGGCGCTACATCGAACGCTCTCAATACTTCTGCCAACTTGGGGTTGGACATCAGGTCGTCTTTCTGAATACCACACTCGTCCAGCAATGTATCTTTTCTTGCTCTGACTTCTTCTAGGTGCTCATGCAGCAAATGCCCATCTAACATGAACTGCGGCATTGTGTGCATCTTGATCGTCATGTCGATCAAAGCAATCTCGGTCTTGTTGAAAGATGAAGCTAGTTGTCGAAACAACGCATAGGTCAGGTCCACATCGTTCTTGCAGTATTCCCCATACCGGGCCAATTCGACTTCACTGAAGTCTACTCTCCTCTTGCCCATTGCATCGACAACTTCAGTGCCCTTAACGCCAAGGCTGTACCGCTCAGCCAGCGTAGCCAGTGATCCTCCAGCATCTACACCATGCTTAGCACGGGCCATCGACAACGTATCAAGAATAACCTTGGGGAAGATACCAAACCGCCATGCCAGAATCGTGGCATCGAACAGGGCATTGTGCATCAGAGCAAAAGAGTTATTCCAGTCAAACTGCTTCAACCAACTTCTTGTCTCTGTAGCGGTCCCACTGAACCATACCGTAGGTTCATCGTTCTTCTTAACAGCTACCCCTATGGTTTCAAACCTTTCATCGTCAATATAGCTTTGCGTTGTTATATCTTTCTTGGAGAGGCTGTATTCCTTGGAGTAGAAAGTCTCAAAATCCAACGTCAAAATGTCCATCACATCCTCTTTCTTATTTCTTCCATCAGCACAGTTTTTAGACTGTCTAAATTTTCCTCATTGACTATCATAGCCACTCCACCAGCGTCCCTTATTCTTTGCAGTTCTCTGTCCTGTAGTGCTGTGGTCTTGCCCTTTCCTGCCTTTGCTTCGATACCGAAAAAAATGCCATGCAGACATCCGACGATATCGGGTACACCATTCTGTGAATAGGCACCGCCAATAGGGGAGAAACTGTAACATCCTAGCTCCTTGAGTATGTCTTTAATCTTTTTCTTGACTAATCCTTCTTTTGTTGTTGCCATGACTTTACCTCCTCGATAAATTCTTTAAGCACTAATATCGTTGTTACAGCCAATAATAAGGATATAAAAATTCCTAGCATCATCACCATTACACAGAAAGCCCCGTCCACCAAAAATTCTAAATTCATTGTAGTGTGACCCCTTGATTATCTCTGCACATCATCGCCACGTTCTTTTGTATGCTCATGAGGACTCCATCCAACACCGTCTGCTGCTCATCCTCTGGAAACTCTGAGATAGTCAAAGCGGTAAGGTATCCCATTGCATTCAATGCTGTCTCTACAGAGGCATCGACTTTCTGAAACGTAGCATCTATAGCCTCCACTGCTGCGCTAAACTCTTCTTCAGTCATTGCTGCTCTCCTAGCTTTTTAAGTTCTTCGCACACTTTCTCTATCACAGGCTCCCAGCGTCGATCCGCCCCCTGCCTGAACACACGGACAGACGGATACCACGGAGTCCTTTCCCCCTCAAACATCCACCGCCAATCACACACATAGGGCACCAGCACCCATGTCGGCACTCCCATCGCTCCAGCTAAGTTTGCTGTCAGTGTGTCCACTGTGATGATGAGGTCTTGCCCCGTTATTGTTTCCGCTAGGTCTTCTACATCCTCAATATCTTCCTTCTCCATATCTGTGTACTGCATATAGTCAGCATCGCCAGCGCGTATATCTTTCTGTACACAGGTAAAGGCGAAGGGAAGGTTAAGGATAGGATGAAAGAATGGTAACGGTATGGAACGGCGCTTGTCGTTTAAGTGGAGTATATTTCCTGACCATGCGAGTCCTATCCTCTGTAGGGGCTTATCCTCTTGCCAATGGCGCGATTTAGCAACATAAGGCGCAGTCGGAATCGTTCCTATACCGTCCTCGAAGATGTACCCCAGACTTCCTAGATTGGTATAGTAGTCTGTGTTGGGGTCTTCCCCTGAAAAAAATATGAAGTCCCTATCAAACTCTGCAAAAAACAATTCCCACAACGGCTCACTCACATTCAGATACACTCTCTCAGCATCCAACTCAGCTACTCTACGTAGCCACCGCGCAAAGAAAATCTGATCTCCTAGCCCTTCAGTGCCTTCGATGAGGAGAGTTTTGCCGATCAAAGATTCCTTACCATCCCATGTGTTTTCTGGTTTGTTCTGAAAGCGGTCTTCAAAGTAGGTGAATCCTACACCGATGTCACCTTGGCCTAAACTTATCTGGCCTGATAGGGCATCGCACTCAGGGTTTTCTGCCTTACATAATGGTAGCTCTGCTTCATTAAACTTCTTCTGCTCTATACGCGACGTACCTAGCATAGCCCATGCCTCTGTGTAACCCCCATCCAACTTCACCGCCTTCTTAAAGCACTCCTCGGCTTCCTCAAACATGTCCTGCCTGAACTTGGCTAGCCCTAGGTTGTACCAAAGCTGGGGACTCTTATCGTCGTGTTTCAAGCATTCAAGGAACACATCCTCTGCTTGTACGTTATCACCTAGCTGTAGGGCTAGGAGTCCTTCATTGTTCTTCTCTTGTATGTTCATCATCTTCTTCCTCCTCTTCCCATCCACCATCAAAAAACATATCGTCGCTCATGGCCCACTGCATGAAACAGTACACAAGCCACAACACAGCAATGGCTCCTAAACCCAATAGCAATACTTCAGTCACTCTCTTTCTCCTTAACTACCAAATACACTCTCTCACTCTCAGGGCAGTAGTAATATCTAACACCCCGCCACTCATCTATTGAGTGAGGCATACCACATACCTTACAGATAGCCTCGCCTTCACGGGGGATAAAGTCTGTCATTCCTTTTCCTCCCATTCAACATACGCAATCACTCCGCCAACTGAAAACCCTTCTGCGATCTCTTTGCTCGGATGGATGTTTCCTAACCACCTTTCTTTACCCTGCCCATAAATATTAGCCCACCCCTCACGCTTCACAGTGCGCGGCTCAACGCGGTACTCCCAGTCTTGATACCATCCGGGGTTCATTTCGCGCAACCATTCCATATTAGCGTCGGCCCTTCCTTGAATTGTTGCGCCCTCTGCCCATTCGTGGATAAGGTCTGCGTGTTTATGTTGTTTGCTCATTGCTGTATCTCCTTTCATCTTTTGATTTACTCCGTTGGCCAATTGCATAAGGTGTTCACGAAGTTCATCTTTCGTAAGCACTTTATTGCTCACGGTAAAGCCTCCCTTCCCATGCAGTCATAAGCATCGTTGCTGATGTATTCGTGTTTTCTTTCTGCGTCTTCTGCAAACCGTACCTCAATCAATGCTTGTGCGAAGTCTAGGATTTCTTCTTTGCTAAAGAACCAAATAGTTTCACCATGATAAAAACTGTTATAGCGGTGGAGTATTTCGATAATCTTTTCTTCAGTCATTGCTCAATCCTCTCCACGAGAGCATCTACACAGTCAAACCACTTATCATGATCGCCTTGCCACGAGACCTCCTCAATGATCTGCTTAATCCGCTCCCGCTCGGCTTTTTGTCCAAGCTGGTACATCTCGCGTGCAAATAACATCGCGCTTGTATAAGTAACATGGTATCTATCATCTGACGGCCATTCAAACCATGTCCCCGCTATTGACTTGATTTCTTCAATAGTCATTGATCAACCTCCTTTACCCTCTCAACCACCGCTTTCAGATACACCATTTGGCGATCTGCGCAGCCAACATTTCCGTGTCTTTCCGCCGCTTCAATCACCGCTTCAGCCTTCTCGATTAGCTCGGCTAATTCCGTCTCCAGCCGGTCAACTCTCTCGTTTAATTCACCGCCGCAGCAGTCTTTGCTGCCGCAGATTGGGCATCTCATTCCGCTTTCCCCCATATTTTCCGTTCGATGGCGAGGGCAAAAGTATAAGCACTAGCGTCTATGCCATAAGAAAATCGATGGTTCTTAATCACGTCATCTATCTCCTCACCCGTCAGCCGCGCTTTGGGTTGTGGGCGGCGATAAAGTGGGATGGGGCGCCCAGCTAAAAATGCTGGGCTATCTGAAAACGTACAAGTAACATCCCAGTTCAGTTTGCCATTCTCGTCAGTCTCAACCCATAAGAATGGCTCATCGCCATCCTCTGCAGGTCGTGCATCAATCAATGCTTGCGCGAAGGCAATTACTGCCTCTGTCGACATTGCAAACTCCGGCGAATCGTCGTCAAACTGAGCGGCCAGCTCGATAATCTTTTCTTCAGTCATTGATCTTCCCCTCCATCTATAGCGTTATAAAGAAAGGCAAAAGCAGACTCCGCTCTTGGCCCCCACTCTGACTCTCTACCGCCTGCCATGTCGATACAATTCTGTATTGCGTCTTTGTATTTCGACTCACTATTCTGCGGTGGGCAGCGATAAAGCGGCTGAACCCAATCTCTATAAGTCGAAGATGGATTTCCTTCCAGAAATTCTTTCTGGAAACCCTCGTTGCCGCGATACATATAAAAGTCATGACCGCCTTCGCCATCGAACTCCATCCAGGCCACCGGCTCATCGTCATCCTCTGCAAGACGTGACTTTAGCAGGTCAATGGTTTGCTCAACTTGGAATAACTCAGCGTCGTTATCCCCTCGGTAATTGAAGAAGCTCAAAGCATCAAGCGATTGTTGGAATAATTCTCTGTCTGTCATTGCTTTCTCCGATTTATACAAGGTTTTGTTAACCTATATTAACTTTGCTATAAAGGGTGACTCCCGTGATTTTTGACCGACCTCCCATCCAGTGAATGAAAAGTAAGTGCCGGGAGTCATTGGACTCTTTACCTGCTTGTATCAATTCTCAGTTTTCTGATACAAATTGATGAAAGGGTGAAGCGGGCGGGGTCGGCACTCCCGTTAACAGCCGTTTGCCTATGGGCTGGCCAGCCCCGGCTGATCCTGATGCGCTTCATTGTTCTTTATCTACGCCTATCTCGGTTCTTCACCGTCGCATATCCGTTTCCGTTTCCGTATGCGTACCCATATCCGTTTCCGTATCCATCTCCTCTTCCCCATACGTCTCCATATCCCTGTCCATTCCCGTATCCCTGTCCAGTCCCATAGCCATTTCCATATCCATGTTGATATCCATATCCACATCCATCTCCACATCCATCTCCATATCCGTTTTCGTATCCGTATCCATCTCCACCCCCGTCTCCATCCCCGTCTCCATTTCCTTCGCCAACGGTGCGCATCACAGCCCCCACGATTCGTTCACCGGGATGCAAAAAATCTCCGATACTTCGGGTAATTCGACATCATCTATCGGCCTGATATCTGCTTTTGATGGGTCTGTTATAACGGCTGCAAATCCGCACGACTCCCATTTGAATACCCAAACAGCGCGAGTGAGATAGATTCGGCCATCCTTGCGCTCCACATCTCCAGCGAAAATCCATCCCCTATCTACGACTATGACAGCACGATTGCCTTCGTGCTTTACGGGTGCGTATTCAACGCCGTCGATTGTTACATTGTCCATTTCATTCTCCTATTATTGATGCCAGCTACCGGCTGGCTCGGGGTAACTACAAACCTTAACTCATCAGAACATTCCAACTCTCCGGGAATAGCTCGCCCATTATGCTGCTTATTCTCTCCGCTACATCGCGGGTTTCTTTCTGTGCATGAGGGTCGAGCCTTAGTCTGCATACTCTAGCGAAAAAATAAAGGCTCCCCGTCCATATCCATGTGGTTTCCGAGCAGACAGGCAATACAGCACGTGCCTGTTCAGGGCATACCCCCATGAGTAGCAAATCCTCATACAGCAGCGTAGTCATCTGCGCCCACTTATCTATCTGATCCTGCATAGACGGGTCGATCTTCACTAACTCATCGCTACTCCCTTGCTTTACGTTCTCTGCGGCTTTGCGCCATTGAGTAGGCATGTCGATCTTGGGTACGTATTTTACATACCTTCTGCTTACCTCGTTCTCTGTGCCCCCTACCTTGTGCTTGAACAACTGAGAACGAATATAAAGAGGCGCGGTAACGCGAAGCGTTATCTGAGGATGACTGAAAGGTGTCCAGTGGTTGTGCTCTGCTAGGTACTTTATGAGCCTAGCGTCCTTGTTGTGCAGCACATGCTTCGTTGTGCCATCATTGTCCTTGATCGTATCCCACTCGCTCTTCCTATCGAACGACACTCGTGCGTTATTCACTACAGACAGATCGCTTCCCATGTAATCAATCAGTTCTACGTTCATCCCGTTCTCCTATTATGTTCGCAGCATCCATAGCGAGGAGCCTGCGTTTCTGTTCTGGTGTTAGCTTAGGTAGCGGGCACCATGCGTAGATTGTCGTGTCGTTCTTGTCCCACATGCCTGCATAGCCGTTACCATACTTAGTGATGAGCCAAATCTTGGTCGCTAATGGTGGCTTCTCGTCTTCAATCAAGCGTGGTATCGGACCAAGCTCCGCAAGGTACTTATGCTGCTCCATCAGGTATTTCCTCTTCGCTCTCTGGGTTCAACGCCTTCCTGATCTTATCCACGCATGTCATAAAAATCCTATAAGGGTGGGAACACCACGGCTCGTTATATTGAACCCGTGAATTGGATTAAATACCGCAGTGCCCCCATAACTCATCTTAAACTACGTCTTTCACGAAAATCCCATTAACCATTCTTCCTTCTCTTTTCCTAATCACTTCATAGGCTTCAGACAAGCAGTCAGTCAGGTCGGTCTTCAACAGGTCAGCAAGGATAATCAATGTCACGAGGACATCGCCCAGTGCGTCGTTTACTTCATCCATGTTACCGACTGCTACTGCGTCGGCTAGCTCTCCCACTTCAGACACACATTTCAGGCATTGGGTCTTGGGATCAGACTTAGCGATAATGCCCCTATCCGAAGCCCAGTCTAACACTTTTCCTTCTAATACAGCGTAATCATCCATAGCATTCTCCTAAAATTTGTCGTCGTCAAGGATAGTTGGGAGGATGATGCTCTCTTCTACCGTATCTCTGCCTAAGCCTTCTTTCTCCATCGGGGACATGTTGATAAAGGTGGAGGGTTCTCCTTGTGGCGTAACCACATACCCACTAGCCGTTTCATTCACTGTTGTAATCTCATGCGTCCTCATGTCGATCACATTGAAGCCATGTCCAGTCGGCTGCACATCAACAAGCCCGTCAGGGTGGAGCACAGTAAAAGCAGAAGCCAGTTGTCCGTAAACAAACAGCGAAGCAAGCATTAAAATTTTCATGACATCAACACCTTTGCATCTATTTTAAGAAGTTTCATTAGCCCTTCGACTACAACCTTTCGTCCTGCATTGTACGCATCCCTGTGTGAGTGGAACATAGCATCGTTGTAGCCCTGACTATACCCCTGCTGGAACATGAAGCTCTTGGCGTTCTCTCCCTGCCTATCAATGTCGGATTCCTTGAGTGGCTGGCGCTTGGGGGTTACTACCGCTGCTTCCTCTTCAACTACTTCCTCTTCAACTACTTGCTCTTCAACTACTTGCTCTGCTGCCCCTGCAATTCGTACTACATAATGCTGGTTGTATTTTGTAAGGTAGGCATCAGGATGTAATACATAGCGAAGAATGCCATTACCTGATTCGTCCTCGATGATGCTTACCGTTTTATTATCTAGGAAAGTTTTTACGGCTTTGCGTACTTGTTCTCTGTTAAGTTTTGCTCCATTGGCAATCTCTTCTCGAGTAAGTTCTACTCCTCGCTTCTTCATATATTCAAAAACTTTAACGGCATTTGTTTTTGGCTTTGCCTTACTCATTGTTCTATCCTCATTTCGCATGTGTCTGTGTCTTTATCTATCAGGGTTTCGCAATACGAAGGTTTCCTCGTACTCATTGCCTCTATGTCTAACTCAATCTGGGTGTGCCTCCTGCATCCTTCTTTCTCATTGCATCCCTTACCGTGGCACCGTGTTACATCGTAAGGCAGGAATCGGAAGCTTCTCGTAACCATAATGATCTCGCCCTTGTGGTTTCCTGTTTGGGTAGTAGCGTTCTGCTTTGATTAACCAACCGCACTTTGCGGTCACTCTGTAGAATATGTTGCGATTTTTAGACGGTCTAAAAATCTGTGCGTCCTGCAAGTTCTTCCTCAGAAAATACCTTGTCATTATCTTGTCCTCCGTTTTCATGCCACTCTATACACGCCTGCCACCCAGCATAGAAAGCCTCCCATCTGTTTGGCATTTTGGTTACATCCCTCATGGCATCTTTGTGCCACTCGTCGTATGCTGTTGTTATCTCATCCCTACTCATCTGCTGCTCCTTCACCTAAGTCTCCTTTAATAGTTAAGTAGTAAACATCCTCGCCCCAAAATATACCCACATCGGTTACATCCACTTGTACTCCTGCTATGTTTATCAGAGCTATCGAAGTTTGCATCCAGTTGGGCAGGGTGCGATAGTGGTGCTGTGTTCCCGTATTAAAATCATAGATGTCT